TATCCTGGAAGCGAAGCAGGACGCGCTGCGCCAGGCGCGCAAGGAGATGATCAATGCCATCATCAAGGCCGAGCAGGATCAGGCGTTCAACGGCGTGCTGCCGACCGAGGTCGAGCAGATCGTCACCGGGCAATCGGACGAGCTGATCAACGTATGAGGCTCGTTTTCCGCTATCTGGCGATGCAGGACATCGTCGATTTCGCGCTCGCGACGCTGCGGGATCGCTCGCCGGTCGGCAGCGGCGCCGACAAGCATCCGGGCCTCTATCGCGACAGTCATATCGTGTTCCTCAACGGCCAGCTGGCGCCGGGCAATGATGTCAGCGCGTTCAAGCCCGGTGACCAGATCAACATCGCAAATCCCGTGCCCTACGCGCGCAAGATCGAAGCAGGCCGCGGCCAGATGAGCGTCCCCGGTCACGTCTATGAGGAGACGGCGCAGCTCGTCGCCGGCCGCTACGGCAACCGGGCTGCAATCAAGTTCACCTTCATGCCGGTTCGTTTCGGCGGCGTCGCGGCCTTCGCTGCGTTCTCGCGCCGCATCCGGCAGGGCCGCAGGCTGTCCGAGAAGGCGCGGCAGGACTGGCTTGTCCGCCAGCCGGCGCTCGAGATCAGGGCTCGCTGACCATGGCTGACTATGCTGGCGCCGTTGCGGCCATGCGGGCGCGCTTCACCGCGAATTTTACCGCTGCGCCGACCTCTTTCCAGAACGAGGACCCGCCGCAGACGCCCTGGCCGCCGAATAGCCCGGCCTCGCCCTGGGTGTATTTCGAGGTGGTCGAAACCCGCAACGGGCTGCGCGGCGCCGGAACGCCCGGTAACCAGGCGTGGCTGTCGGTCGGCTACATCTATGTCAGCGTCTTCGTGCCGCGCGGCTACGGCTTCGCCGATCACCTCGCGCTCGCAGGGCTCGCCGTCGAGGTCTTCCGCAGCCAGACTTTCTACAATTCCGAACCTGGTTGTTGCGTCCGTTGCTGGGGCGAGAACGGCGACGGGCCGACGATCCAGGGCGGCGACAGTGCGGCCGATGACGGCAACTGGTTCGGCGTGACGGTCGCGATTCCGTTTCAATTCTTCTACTTCAAATAGGAGCAGGCTCGGCCATGACCACCTATCAAAGCAATTCCAACGGCCTCGTTGCCTACAAAAAGCAGTCGGCGCTCGGCACCGCGGCGAGCGGCAGCGGCGCCAACCAGCTGCGCATCGCTGGCGGCAATGGCCTCAAGCTGTCCAAGGCGGCGGTCTCGTCGACCGAGGTGCGGGCTGACGGCATGTCGACGCGCGGGCGCCATGGCATCCAGGCCATCGCGGCGACCTACAATGCGGAGACTTCGCTCGGCTCGCACGATCCCATCATCGAGGCGATCATGCGCTCGACCTGGTCCTCCACGCCGCTCTCGGCCTCATCTTCAGACTTCACGACGGTCACCACGACGGCGAACCAGATCGTCTGGGCCGGCGGCAATCCCATCACAAAAGGCTTTCGCACCGGCGACGTCATCCGCGGCGCGAGCTTTCCGGACGCCGCCAACAATGCCAAGAACCTGCGCATAACCGCGCTGTCGTCGACCGCGATCACGGTTGCCGAGACTCTGATCGTCAACGCAACGCCGTCCGGCGCGCCGACCATCAGTCGGCCGGGCAAGCGCCTGATCAACCCGACCGTGCTGTCCAAGGCCTATTTCACCCTAGAGGAATACGAGGGCGACATCGACCAGTCGACGCTGGCGCAGGATTTCGTCTGGGGCAGCCTGAAATTCTCCATGGCCGCGGACGGGCTGCTGATGGCCGAGGCCTCCGGCACCGGCACGGGGCAGATCCAGGCCCTCGCGACGGGGTCGTCGCCTTACTTCACCTCGCCGGTCGCGACGACGGACGTTCCGTTCTCGGTGGTCGATGCCACCATTCGGCTCGCCGGCGTCGACCTCGTCGAGGTGACTTCGTTCGACCTGACGGCCAACATCCAGCCTGTCGCCCCGAAAACCTTCGGTTCGAATTCGCAGAAATATTCGCCGGACGTCTTCACGGGGCCGCTGCTGGTCTCGATGAATCTGACGGCGCTGCGCAAGGATCTGACGCGGCTGTCCGACTTCATCGCAGAGACGCCATATTCGCTGCACGTGCTTGCCGTCGACAACGTGGCCGAGCCGAAGGATTTCCTCTCGATCGTGGTGCCGAATTTCACGCTCGGCAGCGTCGATCCCTCGGCTTTCTCCAAGCAGGGCGGCGCGCGCACGCAGACGATCCAGATCCCGGCCGCCCTGGTCGGCGTCGACACCTCGGCGACGGGCGACAATTCGATGATCAAATTCCAGACGACGGCGCCTTAAGGCGACGGCGCGCTCTACCAGAAGGGGGACATCTTTCATGATCAAGGCTGATACGATCGACATTTCGTCAATGGCTTCTATTGACAGCTTTGCGCTCGCGATCCTGCGTCCGGGCACGGCGACTCCGACCGGGTGGACGATCGTCCTGGCCGGTCCTGCGCATCCGCAATCGGTCGCGCTCGCTGCCGAGATGGGCCGCGAGACGATCGAGAAGGAAAAGGCGATCGAGTTCGCGCAGGTCAACAATCGCAAGTGGAAGGTCGACGATGAGTCGGTCGAGACCAGGCGCCTGCGCAACGTCACGCGGGTCTGCCAGCGCATCATCTCCTGGTCGCCGGACCCGACGTTCAAGGCGCTGTCGCCCGACCCGCTGCCGTTCACGCTCGACAATGCCGTCAAGCTGTTTCTGCGGCCCGACATGGGCGCGTTCTTCGTCCAGGTCACGGACTACCTGACGAGCGAGCGGTCTTTTACGCAGCCCTCAGGGCAGACCTGAGGGCGTTCGCGGAAAAGACCTTCGAGCTGAATTCGCGCGCGGGCGATGGCACCTATCGGCAGCTTCTCGAGGGCCTCGTCACTCGCACGCGGCATGCTGCACGCCGCGCGCGAGCAGAGCAAGCCCTGCTCTGTCCGCCGATGCCCGCGGCGCTCGGTTATCTCTGGCGCGCCTTTTGCCGCATGCGCGGCCGCAAGGGCGGCGGCTTCGGCCCGCAGCCGCTCGAATTCGGGGATTTCGAGGCTTTCCAGCGCCTGGCGCGCATCGATTTCACGCCATGGGAAATCGAGCTGCTCGAGGAGTTGGATGATCTCTGCCTCGTCGATTATGCAGCGCGGCAGGTCACTTTCGATGAGGAGTAGCGATTGAGCCAGGCCGTCACCGAGCTTGTAATCGAGGCCGACACGTCCGGCGCCGACGCCTATTCGCGCGCGATGGATGGCGCGGCGGATGCGGCCGCGCGCGGCACGTCCGCGGCGTCGGGCTTCAACGTCGGGCTGGCCGTGCTCGGCACGAGAATTGCGGCTGCCGCCCTGTCCATCAAGCAAGGCCTCGATTATGTCGTCGAATTCAACAAGTCGCTCGCCGATATGGGGCAGATCGCAACCCGCGTCGGGCTGTCGCTGAAGGATCTCCAGGGCGTCCAGTTCGGCGGCCAGGTTGCCGGCCTCTCGGAAAGCCAGGTCAATACCGGGCTGGAGAAGTCCGCGCAGCTGCTCAACGACGCGCAGCGCAACGCCAATTCGCTGTCCAAGGAGTTCGAGGCAAACGGTCTCAGCATCCGCAACGCCAACGGCCAGCTGATCAGCCAGAACCAGCTGCTTCAGGTCGCCGCGGACCTGGTGCGGCGCGCGGCCAGCCCGCAGGATGCCATCGCGATCGCGCAGATGCTCGGCTTTACCAAGGAATGGGTGCCTCTGCTCGAGCAGGGCGCTGCGCACATCCGCAACCTCGGCGATGAGGCGCAGAAGGCCGGCGGCATCATCGACGACGAGACCATCAAGCGCGCGGCCGATTTCGACGAGAAATGGCGCAAATCAAGCGTCGAGTGGTCGACCTATATGAAGGCCGCGATTGCCGACATGCTGCCGGCGGTCGACGATCTCATCGACCGCGCGGTCAAGCTGATCCAGGACGTCAAGCAGCGCGCCAGGGTAAGTGGAGACGTCCCGCGCGCGGTCGCGGAAACCGCAGCCGACGGGATCTTGAATTCGACGGGTATCGGTGACAGGGGCATTGCGATCGATACGACGGGCCTCGAGCGCTCGATAAATGAATGGAACCAATCACCCGTATTCTCGACCGAGACATGGGGCAATCTCGGCCACGCCCTGTGGAACGGCTTCAAGATCGGGGCGACGCCGCAGGAGGCGGAAAGCTTCGTTCCTGGTCTCGCCTCGAAACGGATCGTCGAGCCGTCCTATCCGACTGCCGCGCAGATGGATGCGGCTTTCGACAAGGCCAATCCACCCGATCCCGGCTCGCGCGCGCACCCCCTGGCAGGTCTCACGGCCGATGATTACGAGGCGAGCAATCCGTCGAAGGTTGCGTCCCGCGACACTGGTGGTGTCGACGCCGTCGATCGCGCCATCAACACTCTGCGGCGGCATACCGAGCAGCAGGAAGCCGATGCCAAGGCCGTCAGTCTCGGCGCCGGCGCGCTCGCCGGCTTTCGCGCCGAGGCCGCGGAATCGTCCGCGGTCCAGGCCAACAACGGCAAGGAAACCGAGGCGCAGAAGAAGGCCTTCTCGGATCTCCGCGACCAGGCCATCGCCGCCGCGGACGCGCTGGCTAAGGCCAAGGTCGCTTCTCAAATCGACTTCGGCCGCAAGACGGCGCTGCTGTCGCAGGATGACGTCGCGATCGCGACACAGCTGAAGAACATCTATGGCAACGACGTCGTCGCCGCGCTCAACAGCACCGAGGCGGCGCAGCTGCGGCTCAACAAGACGCTGCGCGAAGGCGCCGACGCCTTCCAGAACGCCGCGGCGCCGGCGCTGCTCGACTTCGAAACCGGCGCCAAAAAGGGCAGCGACGCGATCAAGGCGTTTGAACAGCAGTTCATCAAGAGCCTTTTGAGCATGGCGAACCAGGCGCTGATCTTCGGTCCCATCAGCAAGGCGCTGCAGGGCGTGGTGTCCGGCGGTTTCAGCCTCTCCGGCCTGGTCGCCTCGGCGCAGGGCAACGTCTTCGCCGGCGGAAACGTTGTGCCATTCGCGCAGGGCGGCGTGGTCGACAGCCCGACGATCGCGCCGATGGCGCTGTTCGGCGAGCGTGGCCCTGAAGCGATCATGCCGCTGCGGCGCGGGCCGGACGGCAATCTCGGCGTTGCCTCGCATGACGGCGGCGGCTCGACCAACATCACCTATCAGATCGATGCCTCCGGCGCGGACAGCGGCACGGTCGAGGCGATCAAGAAGGTCTTGGCCGATCACGCGCGTACATTGCAGGCGCACGCCAAGACCATGACCAGCGCGCAGCGCTTTCAATCGACTGGGGTGGGCTGATGCCTGGCACGGAATTTCCGCTGCTGTTGCTGCATGAGGCCAGCCACGACTGGAACATCAGCGGAAATGTCGCCAATGCCGGCCAGACCGACGCGTCGCCCTCGGTCGACGTCCGCAGCGATGGCGGCGGCTTCTGGCTGGCTTCGCTGAATGACATCCAGCTCTGGGACCGCAATCATCCGCTGCTCTGGCGCGCGATGCGGCAGCTCGCCAACGGCGGCATCGGGCAGCTCGTCGTGTCCAGGATGGACCAGCTGCCGCCCTGGCCTAACGGCGTCACTTCCTATGGTGATATCCTGTTCGACGACGATACCGGCTTCGACGACGGCTCGGCCATGACGCAGGTGGTGATCGACGTCGTGACGTCGGGCGATGCGGCGCGGCGGGACGTCGAGCTGACGCTCAAGCTCAACAATTGCGGCCAGCTGCTCGGCGGCGATGCCTTCTCGATCGAGCATCCGACCTTCGGCTGGCGCATATATGAGATTGGGACGGCCGTACCATCCGATGACGATCCGACGATCGTCACCGTCACGTTCAACCCGCCGCTGCGCGAGGCCGTCGCCGATGGCACGGCGGTCGAATT